TACGTCCATTGTACTTCCACTCTACTTCTATTTTACGAGGTGAAGATTTTCGAAGTGATAATTAAGCCGCTCTTTTATTTTGAAGAGCATGTAATAATTCGCGGAGAAAGTACTCGGTTTGTCTTAGTCGAAGACCCATTCTTGAGTCCTGAGATTCCATTGCTCGCTTCACAATATCTTCCATGCGTTTCTCATGTTCTTTGTTCCCCTTGAACAACTCACGCTCGGAAATATAACCCGTCGAAGATGAACTACCAGGTCCATAAATGAGGCTTTCAAAACCGCCGCCTCCGCCCATCGATTGAGCCTTCTTTGTCTCATCTTCTTTCTGCTTCATAATCTGTGTAATCTCATCATCCGATAATGCATACACATTGCTCAACAACCAGTACAACGATACGTGCCTTTCCATTTGTGATGCAAGATCAGCACGTGCCCTACGAACCTCCATTTGACCCAATTCAAAAATAGCACTGGGCACTGTCATGGCTATCTTGAAATCAACCGATGCAGGGTCGATGTTTCTGGAAGCTAAATGCACACGACCTATCTTGTGAAGACCCGTTCTAATCTCATTTTGGATACGCAAGATTGTCATCGCAAAACGAACATCCTCTTGGCTCAAAGTAGCCTTGCTCGGCATGTTCTCATCATACCCAAGATAAGCCCTTGGCACTTTCAGCGCAGCATAAAGCTTGTTCAAAAAGTACTCTACATCTTCCACTTGCTGATATGCAGGTCCATTCAGAGTATCCACCCTGGTTTGCTCTTTTCCGTCCCTGCTTCCCACGAAAAAGTCTTCATCCATAGCCAATGGCGAATATCTGAAATCAGGCTTGCCTGTTTCCGGATTAATGAACTTACGTTTCTTGAGCCGTTGTTTGGCCTCTTGTAATTTGCGCTCCGCTTGCTGTGTACTCATATTAGAGACATCAATAGTGAACAAATACCGACTTGGACTTCGAGTAAGCTTGTATACCATGACCGCATCTTCAAGGAGCTTCAATCGTTTCCAGACCCACCTTGCAGGTTCTGTCACGGCCCATCCATATACAGAGTCCCTATTCTTAGATCGCAGCCTCCAATGGACTACTCTCCAATCCTCATAGAGAATGGCATCCTTGTTCCCATCTCGACCGCCACCCTCTGCAAACTTAAAATGATCAACTGTCTTGTGATTGATTTGAATATCAGTTGCATAGGATTGAACAAAACCCTTGGTGATGCCGCCCGGTGCTTCAATACGATGCATGGTAGCCGTGGGCAAATAGTTCAACCCAACAACCCCCATGTCTCCTACCACTATCTCATCAAACTCATTTCCGTACTTACATAGTTGCCGCGCTATCTCCCAAATAGTCTCCCCCATCCGCAACCGCTTGTAGAACACATTATCCAGGTCATCACGAACCTGATCATTCTGGCATTCAATCCATACACTTTTTCGAGTAGTGCTATCTGTTTGCGTGGCGTCATCTGCATAAATGTCTAAAGCACTTGAAATATCAGGATATTCATCCATCTGCTCGTAGTCGCTATAACGGTATAATCGTCTCCTGTCCAGACCAAGCGTATCTCCTACATATCCAAACAACGAAGCATCGATACCTGGCAATTGAGCTAGTGTGAATCTGTTTGCTGGAAAAATACTACTAGGATCAGCTATGGAGAGCTGTTGTCTTAACAGTTGCTCTCGATTGAAAATAGTTCGGACAAAATTCGAAACAGCACTCGATATTTTGTTAGCCATCTTCTACCTCTTGGCTCTCCGTTTGCTCATCTTCTTCCGTAACATCATCAACCCCTAGCATCTTTTCATGTGCCAAAATTTCGGAAGGGCTTTCACGCACCTTCGCCGGATCGCTTCTTTTAAAGTCACGTGGCTTTGCTTTCAGCACACTGCCTGCTTGCTCTGCCAGCTCGTTAATATTGAGACCAAACAACTCATCACTCTTACTAGCAGATGTCTCTACAGCATTATCACCTGAATTACCCTCTTCCGCAAATTCTTCGTTAATAGGCTCCGGTGGAGGTTCCGTCTCTACAAATGATGGCGAGTTTCTTCTAAGGCCCAAAGCAGAGGCCCAACTACCTAGCGACTGAGTAAGCCCCTCATTAATCTCATCCGTACCATCCTCGATGTCTTCAACCTTCGCCTTAGCTGCCTTTCGGCCCTTTACCAAAAGCTCCACAACCTTCTGTGGTGCGTAACCGGCACTGTACCAGCCATGCAACGTACTATTCTTAATCCCAAGTTTTGATTGAACAGTAGCCAATGAAAGTCCGGCCCTCTCAACAATAGCCGCAAGCTTTTTATACCACTTGTGATAGGGCATCTTACCAAAGCCAAACAGCTCCTCTAGATCCTCTGTACCCTCAATCTCATCATCATCCTCTTCTCCAATGTCTTCTTCATCTTCGTCTTCCCATTCTTCTAATTCATCTTCATCATCATCTAAATCCTCGTACATCTCGACTGCATTCTTGGCCGCTACCACCGCAGACAAGCCTTCCTTGTACCAACGCTTCCAAGGCATCGTAGGTAGCACATCCATATCCATACCAATGAAATGCTCAACAGCCTCTTCCACATCCGCCAACCATTCATTAAACGCTACTTTGGTCATTGGGCGCTTTACTCGACGTGTTCCTTTTTGGGGATCGCCCACTGGAACTTTCTTCGGTTTCTTTTGTTCAGAAACCTTACGAGGCTTGCCTTTCTTTTTCTTGAGCCTGATATTTTTTGTCTCATCACCCCGCTTCTCAACATCCCCTCCACAAATCACATTATCACGGAGTTCCTGAATTGTGTTTAGCCGCTTCGACATCTCACTCTCCTTTACTTCATCCTACTTCTCGTACTCTTTTGCATGCCCTTTCTCAACTAATAAATCGCCAAGATTTACATTCTTACCCTCATAAGGAATCAGAACCTCTGCAATGTATCGACCATACTTCCCTTTCTTGTCTTTAGCAGTAGAAATCGTAACCTCATCAATACTATGTAATAAATCCTCTACAAATTCTTTGGCCTTTACTCCTTGGATTCTCTCATCCCCTCTTACTTCCCAAGCATCAACTCGCGCCAATCGGATGCGCTCTTTTTTGTGGATGCCCAACCCCAAATCAATATCTAAATCCAATGTATCTGCATCTACAACTCTCTCCACTGTAGCTCTATACTCATACATATTTGTCTCCTTTACCCTGTAATGAAACCTGGGCTGGTATCTACTGGTCCAGGTTTGCTAACCTCTTTTGGAGCTTGCTCGCCTTTCCTGTGCATGGTGCGACGTACCCATTCATCATCTACGCCAGCACCTTCAAATTCACTAATACCTACCAAGACAGATGTGCGAGCTTGCATATTGGTTGACAAAGTAAAGACCGTTCCAGCAAGACTATCTGATACGTCCTTAGAGCCGCCCTGTGGATGGTCGACTTGACCTTTCTTTAGATCGCGCTCCAATTTTTCCAATTCCTTTATCAACCACGGATATTTGTAGTAACTAATCCGTCCCTCGTACAATGCAAGTTTCAACAAGTCGTAAGGCTCATAAGTTTTATCCACTGATACTATGTCAGAAGAAATACCCTGTTGTCGAAATTTCTGCAAACTTTCAAACGATTGCCAACGGTCCATTGAGGCATATCCAAATGGGAACCCATGATCTATAAAGTGGTACACAAGCCCTCGTACCGCCCCTATATCGATTTCTCCGCCTGGCGGAGCTTCTATCCTAAGCAATAGATCCACCTCAATCAGCGGGGCACTCTCGACTGTTACCATGTTATCTTCGGAACGCCGCTCCACATCGATATTGTCAACCATATGCGAAATACAGAGTCCCGCTGAATCATTCTTACCCAATGCAAGGTCGATGTGTACGTGGCGTGGCGATTCCGGATGCCTAATCGGTTCCAAAATTTCCTCGTAACGACCGAACTCCACTCGCTTCTTGACCTTATGACATAATTTCGACCAAATAATCGGTGGCGGTTTGTTCGTAACCCAAACCTCTTCTCTCATGGGATGAACCATGTTCGGATCGATAGCCTCGTAAATCTTCTCACGCATTTGTATGTATGGAGATAGCGAGACCGTAACAATACCACCGATGTCTCGAACTGAATCCTCGATGTTGCGCTCAAAGTCCGCTCGGAAGTTTTCTGGCACATGGAGAAACTTGCATCCCTGCGATTCCAGATTAGCACGGCCAGCCTCACCCATTGCATCGTACTCAGCATCTGACAAAATACGATGAGTAATTCGCTCGTTACCAACCAATACCCAAAACCGCTTCTCAGAAAAGTTCTTAGCTGGCTTCACATCGTAGATTGCATAGTCACGGCAAAAGACCCCTGGCTCATTCCGAGCTTCTTGGATTCTATTATTGGTAAAGGAGTCCACGTTCTTTGCAGAGGATGACAACATGAGCTTACCAGGTAAGATACCAGCACGGTCGTACCTGGATTTCATACGGCGGATGATGGATGAATGGAGCCTCTCGGCAAACGGCTTCTCACCTGGCGATATAACGCGCTCTTTACCGCTGATAGAACTACCCTCCAAGAAGTCCGTCTCATCGATGATGCCACCAAACACATTCCTACCAAGGGCCTTTGCAGACCTCGCAGACACCGCAATGATTTTGATATTCTTTCTAGGATATACAGTGACCGAGGTTCCTATCTTACAACCAATATCACCGAAGTATGGACTCTGTTCTAACTTGGCCTTCACACCACCGTAGGTAACCTCCCTGGCCAGAGTGTCATCCCTATTGAAACACACAAGTACAATCTCAGAACCTGGCATCAATCCAAAGGTCGATTGTGGATCTCTCAACATAGTTAGCTCGTAGAACATCCGAAGCAACGACATCTCGCACCAGGTTGTCTTACCAGAACCAATCGACCCTGAGATCACAGCCTCGTTATATTCCCCCTCGAAAAATTCCTTCAAATCTGCCAGCCACTTCGGATACAAATCGCGCCCCACAGCACCAAGGTAGTAATCATCCTTCACAAACGTATCCATATCAGCCAGCTTATCTACATAGTGGCTATCCGTGAGTGTGTTGTACAACGGAGACATCCCCATCATCTCCTTGAGATCTTCGTACCCCACTTCTCCGCCCTGGCTCACTTGCTGGATTTCTTCGATTACACCCTTAACACTAATCTTCTCTTCTTCGGATAATGTCTCCCACTTTTTCAGGAACCTATCGAGGCGCTCCTTGCGAGTTATCTTTGAACGGTGCCGACCATCTCTAGTAGCAACTATCATTTCTTCTTTTTCTTTTTGAGACGCTGTTTAGCTTTGGCAATACTCTTACTACGAGCGCCCTGCTTTTTAGCCTTCTTAGCTTTCTTAGCAGGTTTCTTTTTGGGCACAACTTTCTTCTCTTCTTTTTCATCCGCCTCTGGTAGCTTAATCGAATCTTGAGCCTCAAGTAAATCATCCATCAAATCCGGATTCTCAATCATGGTCTCAACAAACGAGAGCACCTTATGTCTTGATTCTGGCGACTCTACTACCCTGGCAATATCTACACGACCTACATGGCCTTTGTTTTTGGCCCGTCGACCGCCCTCCGAATCGATGAGATTCAAACTCTTTTTGAGCTTCAAAATACTCGAACCCATCAAATTGATGACTTCGAACTCACGATGCGTTGTACTGAATAATTTTTTTAGAGCTTCTTCGGTACTCACCTCCATTTCGATACG